GGGGCCGCCGCCGAGGTCAGGGAGTTCGCGCATGGCCGGACGCTTGGCGAAGCGGACTTCGCACTGGTCCATGTTGAGCACGAGGCCGGACGAGTTTTTCGCCGTGTCGCTGGAGTTGTTCTGACGCAGATACAGCGAGGGCAACAGACGGAGCGTGCCGAAGTCGCCTTCAAACACATTCACAGCGCTGACGATCTTCTTGGCATCAGCCGAGGTGTTGAACGTGCGGATGCTGAGGGCGTTCGAGGTCGCTCCGGTGCTGAAACGAGTGTACTCAGTGAAGGTGCGCTTGAGCGAAGGTCCGCAGAGGAGCACCATGTCGTCGATCTGGCCGGTCTGCGAGTAGATGCTCTGGAGGAGCGTCTGCACTTGGGACTCGGTCGGGGTGGCGTTGGTATCAACGCTGGCGGTCGGAGTGCGGTAGGCCGCAGGAACCGGGAGGTCGCTCTGCGCAGCCGTGTCGATCCAGCGGAACAATCCGCGGGTGCGATACGGGTTGGCGCCGCTCTGCTCTTGCGACTCGCGGTCGGAACAGAAGGCGGACTCCATATCCCTTTTTGTTTCCAAAAGAGCCTTGGAGACGCCGACCGCAAGCGCCTTGCGACGGCCGATGCCGGCGATGTCGCTGGCCTCTTGGACGAACGTGTCCACCTTAACGGCACGGCGGAACATCTGCCCGCGGGCGCTCAGGAGGGCGCGGTTTTTGGAGGGATCGTCGAACGTGGAAACGTCCGAGTTGCTCAAGACGCCGTCGAATGACGGGTCGTTGTATTTGTCAGCTTGGAAGCTGTAAACGGCAGCGTTGGTGATGTCGGCGCCTTTGCGGGCGGCCGAAACGAAGGGCGTGTTTTTAGCATCGACGATTGTGATTACGTCGCTCAGGTCTTCACGTTGACCTACTGTAGGAAAAATAGTTCCAGCAGACATGATTGGTTGATTCTTTCTTTGTTTGGGTTAGCTAAGAAGACTCTCGGCGAAGGCTTCCAGCGATTGGCGGTCGCCTCGTTCGTAGAGTCGTTTTGCAGCGTCTTTGCTGCTTGTCTTGGTGGCAGATTTGGCTGCGCTAACCGGGGATGCAGGTGTGGGAAGTTTGGCTTCTGATTTTGCTGACGAGACTTTCTTGGCGGCGCTGGCTTTGGCTTTTTGGGCTTCTTGCTTTTGCATGAGCTGCTGTTCGCCGTAGAGGGCGAGGCCGACCCAGTATTCGACTTGGGGTAGCTTGAGCAGCTCGGGCGCTTGCTTCACGGTGGCTTGGTAGGCCGTGTTGAGCGCGGTGCCTTTGGTGAAGATGTCGGGGAACAACGACTTGGCTGCTTCGACGGCCGGCTGGCGCTGGGCGAGCCATTGCTGGCGCGCGGGGGCGTGCAGGGTCAGAACGTCGTCTGCTTTGAGCAGATATTCTTTGACGGCATCGCTGTCTACATAGACCTCGCTGCCGTCTGGACGCTTTACCGTGGCGCCGTCGCTGTTCTTTAGTGCCCAGCGGCGGACTTCCTGCGCGCTTTTGACCTTAGCCTCGAGCGCTTCCGGGGTATCGACATCAGCCAGCGGGTTGTCCGCGGAGGGCTGAAGGACGGGGCGGCTGGCCTCGTTGACCTGCGCCTCTAGTTCGGCGAGCTTGGTCTTGGCCGCGCTGTATTCTGTCTCCAGCGTCTGCGCCTTTTCCTCGGCTTCCTTGCGCTTTGCCGTCAGCTTGTCGATCCGCTTCTGGACCTTCTCCTGCGGCACCGGGGCGTCGTCGTCCTCGGACTCTTCGTCCTCGGCATCTTCATCTTCGGACTCCTCTGCGGGTTTTTCAGCCTCGGATTCGTCCGACTCGTCATTGTCAGAGAGCTTTTCTTCTTCGGCGTTGGTCTTTTGATCAGCCGCTTCCGGTGCTGGTTGATCCAGTCCGACTAGCGCTTCGCTGATCGACATAACGTCGAAATCCACCTCTGCGGCCGGAGCCGCTTCCTCTGTCGCCATGAGCTTTCCCCCTCAAGTAGGAACCAGGCTGTGCGTCAGCCAGACCGATCAAACCTCGCGTGCCATGAGGGCACTACTCCACTTTGATACGTCTATTATCTCACACTACTGGACAAATGTCCAGCACTATTTTGCAAGAATGTATTGTTTAACGATACTCCGCTTATGTCCTCCGGCGACATCTGGATAGAATCGCATATACCTGTGCACAAGTGTTTGCACTTTGTGTCACAAAATGTGCGGTGTTTTTGTGACAGCTTCACGTTACACTAAGCGGGTGTAGTGTTGCTGGAAGGCGACATTTTTGGATGTCGGCGAACGGCAACCCTGCTTTAAGTGCCGAGGTTTCCCGAGCGGGCACAAACTACTACTTTCCTGCTAATTTATGCCCGATTGGTAGTAGAGCGGGAATGTTTGGGCCACCGGCCGGAAGCCCAGCAACGCTTCGATACTGTCGAATAGTTCAAACAACTTTCGCCGCCGCCTCTCGGCGCATCTCCAAGGCGTCCCACAGTTCCTGCAGCGCGTTGAGCTGGCCGGCGGCGTGGGCGAGGTAGCCGGGTTCTTTGGCGGTGGCCATGGTGGCGACCAAGGTGCTGGCGTCAGCGATCCGGTCCTGCAGCTCAAGCATGACGGCGAGGTAGGCGGGCGGCGCTTGGTCGCGGGAGAAGGCGAGGGCGCCCTCGCGGTCGAAGTCTTCGCTGACGGTGTAGAGGTCAGTGGGGATGGTTTTGGTTTTGGTGAACATAAGGTGTTTGCTGTTTGCGAATGGCGAATTAGCCGCGGCGCATAACGATAATCTCTAGGGCATGGATGGCGTTCTGCAGGTGTGGGCCGCATTCCCGGCAGATGGGGCCGTAGTGGGTGTCGTGGCCGTGGATGTCTTGGATACGAAGCGGCTTGGCACAGATGCCGCAGCGTGGGATGTCACTGCCGCGGCGTCCGGGGCGCAGGCGGCTAGGCGGGGATGGCGGCGACATGGTCATCAGTAGCTGCCCCCTCCGTGGCTGCGCAGGATGTCGCCTTCGACGTTGATGGCATCGGAGAGGCAAACGTAACGAAGCAAATCTACAAAATCTTTTGTCGCCCCTTTTTTCCCGTCCGCTGCGGTGTAGGTCTGCAGGCAGTAAATGAGGTTCTTGCAGTTCTCTGAGATGTAGAGCTTCGGCTGGTTGCGGGAGTCCACCGGCTTCTCGGGGTTGTATGACAGGGCGTCATTGATCATGCTGACGCCCTCATCGATGCTGTCGCCGGGTGTTGCGGTGAAGAGCATGCCGAGGTCGGCCATCTCGTCGATGAGCGTGGTCGGCGACTCCTTGCCGAGCGTGCGGGCGTTGCCGTAGCGCGAATCCATCCACCTCTCAAAGATTTCCTCGCCGGCCTCGACGCGCAGGATCTCGTCCTTGTAGCGCTCGAGGCCGAAGCCGAAGTCTTGCTGCGCGGGTCCGGGCTTGCCGTCGAGCTTCTTGCCGTCCGGCAGCGCCCACTCGCCGGCGTAACCAATGCCCTCAATGTATGACGTTTGGTCTGGCCACTCGCGGTAGACCACAATGCGGCCGGATGTGTCATGCACCGTCCAGATCATCGCCCAGTTCTTGCCGCTCGCTGGATCGACCCAGTGGTAGCGGGTGCCTTGCGGGACATCGCTGTGGCGGATGACGTGGACCTTAGGGTTGAAGAGCGGGAACCGGCCGCTGATGGCCTTGGTCGGCACGCCGTAAGCGCGGCAGAGGATTTTCTCCTTGGTCTCACTCTGCAGCTCTTTCTTCATCCGCGACCAGCCGGCCCAAGGGTTTGACTGAGTGTGGAAGTAAAGGATCGGGCGACCCTTGGGATTAATCTGCTCGATGGGCACTTTGTCGTAGCCGGAGATCTCGCCTTTGTCGTTTTTCAGCGGGAGCAGCTCGGCGGCGGTGTCGGTGATGGTCTTGGCGCCAGATAAGTAGTCGGCCACAGTCGGCGACCAGCCTTCCACCGGCGTGAATGTCACGGCGAGCTTGCCGTTCCGGTCAACCAACCGGAAACGGAGGGTTTCAAGGACATCCAGCGGGACCAGCTCGTCCGCCCAGGCAAAATCGATTTCGCCGCCCTCCAGGGTGCTTGGATCTTGAGCGTAGTTGCGGAAAATGCAGATCGATTGGTTTGGTGCGACGAATTTTGCCTCGGTGAATCCGCCCTTAACGCTGTAGGTGATGTTGGTGACCTGTCCCTTGCGGGCGTTTTTCCACTCCGGTGGGACATATTTCCAGACGCGCGGCTGCTGCAGCTCAATACTGTTCGGCGCCGTGGTCTGGAAGCACCAGACAACGGCACCG